CGGCCCATACCGACGTTGCGACTGATTGAATGCCAGTCCATACCGACGTACCTATAGCCTGTATGCCTGTCCATGCGGACGAGCCTACGCTCGATAGGGTACTCCACACAGTCGTACCTATAGCCTGTATGCCTGTCCATGCGGACGAGCCTACGCTCGATAGGGTACTCCACACAGTCGTACCTATAGCCTGTATGCCCGTCCATGCGGAGGATGCGGCCGACTGGATTCCACTCCAGATCCCGGACCCGACGGCCTGGATTCCGGCCCATGCCTTGCCCGCTATGCTCGATACGGTTCCCCATGCCTTGCCCGCTTGTATCTTGAATTTCTCCCACATCTTCCCGAGGTCGATGTGAGTGATCTCTCCGATGAGGCTCTTGATGTTCAGCTTCTTTCCGATTTCCTCGCCGAATTTGCTGGCCTTCTCCATGCTGTCGGACAGCTTCTCGGCCTGTTCCGCGTCGCCGGAGTTGGACATGTCGAGGGTGTTCAACTTATCGAATCCCGCCAGTCCTGCGGATGTGGCCTCGACGACCTCGCCCATGCTGTCCGCCGCGTTCTTCGCGGATTCCGAGGGCTTCTTGAAAACGTCCCCGAACCCCAGGAGGTTGGACAGCATGTTGATCCCCTGCTGGATCCAGCTTATGACCTGCTTGATGCCGTCTATGATTGGTGTAATGACTCCCTTGACGACTCCCCAGACGAATGAGCGAACGATGCGGATCTTCTCCAGCACCCAATTCAATCCGTCGGCGACCGCCGCCACGACCTTCATGATCCCGTTGACCAGCGGGGCCGTGAACGACCCGATGGTGGTCTTGAGACGCTTGATGCTTTTCTGCATCTTCCCGGCGGCTTGGGAGTAGCCCTTGGGGTCGAACATCCTGGCGGTCTCCTTGCCGACCTTCCAGGCGATCTGTCCGACCTTGACGGCGATGGCGGCCACCGCTCCGATGACTCCGAGTTTCATCAGATTGGCGGCGCCGATGCTCTTTCCGAACGCTCCCCCCATCTTGGCCGTCTGATCCCCGATGCCCTTCTGCGCCTTGGCGAATGTCGGGGACAATGCGGCCATTTTACGACCGAAGCTGGCCCACTTGGACTCGGACTTCTCGGCCTTGGAGGATGCCTCGTCGACCTTCCTCCCGACCTTGTCCATTTGGCCGTCGAACTCGGACGTGTCGGCGACGACCTTGATCCTCAATTCCTCTGTCATTTGTCATCCTCATGATCTTCGCCAGCTGTTGCTGCTGTGCGACGCGTTGACGGTCATCCTCCCAGGCTTGCAGCTTCTCCTCCCACTCGGATTCGGTGTAGAATGGCCGGAAGATGCCGGTCGTGTCCCCTCCGAGGACGGCGGCCTGGACGCCGTTGCAGATGGAGACGGACAACGCCTCCATCCATGCCCGTTTGGTCTCACGACGGAACAGCGCGGCCTCCCAGATCAGACTCGCCGGCGTGTCCGGAGGGAATCCCTCGGACAACGCCAGGATGCGAGTCCTCTCTGTCAGTCTTCCGCCGTTCCATCCAAAAAACCGACGTACTTGGACTCCTTGATGACGGTCATCAGGTCATCGACGGTGTATCCCTGGTCCACCAGGTCCTTGATGCCCTTGAAGCCGATGCACCTGGCCACCAGGTCCAGGTCAGTGTAGCGGACGCCGTTGTCCTGTGCTTCGAGGACGTTGAAGACGGACCATCCGGGATGCTCCTGCTCGTAATTCATCACAAAATCGAGGTCCAGGTCGATGTCCCTCTCGGTGGCGTCGGCGAGGGTGATGAGCGTCACTCGGACACCTCCTGGACCGCATCGACGAACATCGGCCATAGACTGATGGAATCGACCATCAGGACCTCCGTCCCCGGATAGTACATGATCCCGGTGCCGTCCTCGCGGGTGTTCCATGCGTGGAACCTCTTGCCTTCGGGGACCTCGCCCTTGAAATCGGCGATTATCGCCTTGGTTCCGACCTTGTAATCGACTTTCTCCATTGTAATCACCCGTTGTAGTCGATGGAGGCCACGTCTGTGATCTCTCCGACGGTCATGGTCGAGGACGGCACGATGGTCAGGATCAGTTCCTGCTTGGAGGACACCGCTCCGGCTCCGATGCGGTAGGACATCTGGCCCTTGACGGTGACCTGCGTGAGGAGCTGCGTGTAGACGATCTTCCACTCGTAGGTCGTGTTGGGCGTCTTGGCCAGCGTCGTGACCAGATCCAGATTTGAATTGGTGGTCTTCGATGGCATCGCGTTCATCGTGAACTCGAGATCGCTCGACCAGTCCGGGATGTCCTTCACGTACTCCTTCATCTCGGACGTGAGATGCGTCACGTCGATCTTCTCCGCACTCTCTCCGACCTCCGGCACGGCGGAGACCTCGAGAAATTCCTTCCAGGCCGTCTGCTGCTTGACGAACAGGCGGATTCCTTTTGCTGTTACTGCTACGGTCATACTTCCCCCTCCGGGGTCATTGGAAGACGTTTCCGCGCCAGTCCACTGCACCGGAGACGATGACGGACTTGCGGTAGAGGTTGGTGGCATCCACGAGCATCGGCCCGGAGGCCGTGCTGTGGAGGTTGTAGGTCGCCATCAGATCGGTCACGGCCTCCTCCAATGCGGAGATGCGCGCCTGATCCTCGGCGGTCAGATTGATCGAGTAGGTCACACGGACGACGAGTTCCCTCCCGTCGTGCGCTTGGGACTCCACGACGCGCGAGATGCGGAAGACGGTGGCGAATGCCCCCCGAAGCTTGGTCTGGGGCCATGCGCGGTAGACACGGCCCTCCAACTCCGGGATCGTCTCCAGTGCCTTGCAGATGCTGTCTGTGATGTCTATCACTTGACCGCCTCCGCGATGGCGCGTCCGAGGTCGTTGACCAGCTGTTCTTGGAGATCGTAGACCGCAGGGCGGATGAACGGACGTGCGTCCATTCCGGGCCACGCTGCATTGTATTCGATCTCGTCGTTGGTGTGGCCGTCATACGTGTTTCCGCCGGCCATCCCTTTCTGCCCGGTTCCGTACTCGACGAACGGACCGTACATCTCGCCGGTGCCGTCCGCGTTGTCGGAGCGTGCATTGGCGCCGATGGTGATGGTCACCGCGCTCTTGGATGCGCTAACACGTGTGTTGATGGACTGCTGGAGCCTTCCGGTGCGGACGGGGACCTTGGTGGATGCGTGGGCTTTCATCGCGTCCGCGTGGATGCCCATCTGTCTGCGGATGGCCAGCTTCGCCTTGGTGCGGATGGCGTCGATGTCCGGGACGGACTCTATCTCGACGCGGATCTCGTCGCTCATAGCAACACCCCGACGGCGTTGACGGTGTCGTCGTAGTCGGTGACGGTCGTGAGGCGGTAGACCTTGGAGCCTACCTCCACGCGGTCGTCGGGTGACACCGCCGTGTCTTTCGGGAGGTTGAAAAGGATGCGGAACTGCAGATCGGGCATGATGCCGTCATCAGATGGAGATTGTGTGCGCGAGATGGGATGCACGCTCACGAAGATAGGAGACGACCTGCTCCACGTCCTTTTCACACCGTATTCGCCGTCGGGGACCTCCTCCGCGTGGAGGAGGCGGCCCTTGCGACCGTTGAAGCCCATCGGTATCATCTGGACCTCGGCCACATCGCCACGCGCCAGCTGTCCAGCTTGCGCAGCTGCATCTCCTGGAGATTCTCATACTCCCTCTCCACCTCTCCATCCTTCGCACGCTTCTGGCCCTCGATTCCGAGGGCGTTGAGTTTGGCCGCCGCCATGTCGATGATCAGGGAATCGACCGCATCCCCGGGATCCTCTCTGCGATTGGTGTACGCGAGGAAATCCCCGAGGGCTTCGTCGAGCATCCTCATCAGGAGGTCGTCCTCCATGTGATCGTATTGCGGTCTCATGCGGAGATATTGGAGACGGGAGACGGTGGACATGGGATCATCCGGTCGACGATAAGGGAACGGTCACGGCGTACACGCCGGTCTTCTTGTTCTCGAGGATGATACAGTCATGGAAGATCCTGTAATCGATCTGGGAGCCGAAGACTCCGGGGACCGTACCCTCGGGGAAGATCTGCTTGGCCTCGGATGCGACCAGTCCGTTGGCGACGTTGGGGGCCACGATCAGCGCTGCGACATCGAGCGCTCCGGATGCGGGGGTGAACCCTCCGTCGGGGACGTCGGTGGCGGTACTCGGGGCCGTCGATGCGATTGCCGAGTTCAGCGTGAATGCGGTCTTCATGTAGTCGCTCGGGGTGTAGATGATCTCCGCCTGGTTGATCATGTCCACACCGGTATCGAGTCTGCGGAATCCGGCGGCGATGTCCTTGTTCCTGGAGAACTCGCTGGACTGCTCCAGAATGTCCTGGTAGCTGTCGTTGATGTGGATCTTCATCCCTGCGGTGGTGCGGAGATGCTGTGCCGCCCTGACCTTGTTCATTCCGGCGGTGATGTCGGACAGGAACGATGCCTTGGCGGGTGCCTTGGAGACGGTGTTGGATGCGGCGACCGCGGTGCTGGCGCACTTGGCGATACGGAGCGCATCGATCTCCGGGACGACCTCCTGCCTCATGAACTCCCCGAGGACGGCGGAGGTCTGCAGGAGTCCGTCCTCCTGCATGACGTCGACGCCATCCAGGATGAACGACCTTGCACGGTCGTATTGCAGCTGGTACTCCTTGAACGAGGTGGAGACTGCGCCGAGGGCGGCGCCCTTGGCCTTGTCGTAGTTGCCGAGCGCGGTCGTGGTG